TGCGGAACAGTAATAACACTACCCAAGCTTAAATAAATGTCGCTGCCCACTGTGGTGTACTGAATTCTCCAGATATTGAAATATTGTGCAGGATCAACTGGTGTGTCATCAGGATAGAACCATCCGCCAGCCACTGGATCTATAATGTCATTGACAAAGATCAATGTTCTAGAGTTAAGATCAGTGATGCCATCAATGCCACCATAGGTGGCTATAAAGTCAGATAACTTTATGCCATTAATCTGATCAAATTTTAATTCTGTTACTAGATCAACGGTACCAATGTTGTTGAGACTGTAGTAAAAATCTTGCGCATTTTTAGCAGGAACGTTGAAAACAATAGATCCTAAGTCGGTGCCGTTGTTGGTGACTCCTAGAACTTCTCGAGAACTGATGTTGGGTGTGACTGGGTTTTGACCAGATGCTCCAGGATCAGTTTGAATCCAGAATTTTGGGCCAGATCCGGGCACAGCATCAACAACGTTGATTTGCGCACCCATGAGCTGCTGAGTTTGGCACTGATAGTACAGTGTGTCAGGGGCAGACTGCGGCACTACAAAAGTTACTTGACCAGTCACAGCACCGTTGCGAGTTACTCCAGTGTTGTATTGATTTCCAAGACCTGTAGTAGGTTCAGTTTTGATCCAGAAAGGGTAGTTTCCGTCCACAGTCAAGTTAAACACGTAGGTGTTACCTCGGACCAGTGTTAACACTTGGTTAGGTACTTGGTCGATATTGTAGCTAGTAACGTTGGTTCTGGTAACTCGCAGAGTTACAGTTTGCGTAGGGTTTTGTGCAACTTGAAAAGTGTAATTGCCACCACGTACAATGTTGAGTGCGGGCAATGTCCCTGAGACGCCGTCAAATGTATAAACATCGTTGCCACGTTCAACAACAAAAGTTTCTTGCAATGGCACGCCAGTGGCAGTAACATCTACAGCAGCTGGGCCGCCATTGATCCAGTAATATTGACTAAAGTTTACAAATGCATCAAGATCAACAAAAGGATCCCAGGTATAATATTCACTTTGGTATAATCTGTCTGGGCGTTGTCCGTTGGAACCCTGAAATGTCAAAGCATCTGCCATGCCCGGATAGGTAATGGCATTCTTGATTTCTTTAGTGTTGTTGGGGTCTAAACTAACCACACCTGGTTCAAGCTGGTAGTCAGCTCTTGTTTTGTCAGGCTCGATTACATACTTGTCTGCAGGATTTACACCTGGACCAACTGTACGTCCAATGTAACCCTGAGTCTTTTTATACTTGGGCTCTTGAATCAGTTGGTCAAGTGTTGCAGCCAAAAACTGACGGTTTGCATCAGTTTGAAAAATTTCTGGTAAAAAATCAACGCTTCTTACACGAGCCATTAAATTACTCCACTACCTGGTGCTGTTCGCAAATTGCTGCTGGTCAATGCTTCAATTACTACGATATTGTCAACAGTTGCTCCGTTGGCAAAAATTTCATTGGGTTGGGCACGTATTTCGTACATGTCTCCAAAATACTTTTGAGTGTCCAGTGGTACCAATACCACTGAACTAATTATTGTTCCCAATGTTCTGTGCAGATAAGCTGCTAGTTCTGAAAAATAGAATGTGTCGCCAAAATTCCATTTATCAATGCTGAAATAACTGTTCATGGCCGTCAACACAGAGCTTTGAATTTCGCTGGTAGATGCCACCGAATTTTGTGCCTTGATCACTTTGATAGTGGCTCGCAGTGTTGGTTCAGCTTTGGGCCCAAACAGAGGTTTAAATGTTACAGAGTTTAGCACAATGTTGTCACTGAGCATTTTGTAATCATTAAGTCGTTGATATTCCACTGATAATTCGTCAATGGTTGGTTGTTGTGGTTCAGTTACTGTGCCCGTGGTGTCTCGCAACCAGTTCTGGTACTCTGTATAATATTGCAGTGTCACCAGGTAAAGATCAACAATGTTAGTTGTGCCTGGATCAATTCTAGTTGTTAGAGGACTGTTGTGACGGTATTGAAAGTACAGGTCGCCGCGACCAGTTCTGGCAACCCAACCAGATTGCTCAGTCAGTGTTCTTATACCAGCTGCGTCAATTTCTAGTTTGTAGAAAACTTCATCTGTGTAGGCATAGAACATCTGGCCTGGGGAGAATTGGAATTTAACCAGTTCAAGATCATCTATTGTAGCATAGCTGCTGTTGACCACCCCTGGGGTGATCAACAGATAACGCTGCAGGTTATCAAAGTCCACAGTCTGCTGAAAGAATACCAATTTCAAATTAGGATTCACTGTAGGATCTACAATTTCTGTAAAGAAATCTGGATTATCAGGAACGCCATCGCTGTCGGCATCACGGTAACTGACCAAGACTTGGAAATCATCCACATAACCGTCACTTTCTACAGGCTGGCCAATAATTGTAGTGTAGATGTCTCCAGGCAACGGACTTGAAGAATCAGGTTGTGTGTTTACTGCCAGCACATTCACAAAGTCTTTGATTGTTGTACCTGTGCGGCTGTCGTAGATTTTTTGATTGCCGTAGAAGAAAAATCTTGTGCTGAGCACGCTGCCAAACGAATAAGCAAGGCCGCGATTGGTAATGGTATAGTTGTTGTCTTGTGCTACAAACTGCACCATCCAACTGGCATCAAGGTTGGCGCCCGAGGTATTGCCAGCATATTGTTGGCTCCAGACTGCGTCCTGGTTTAGATTAGTACTGGTAATGAGATACCAAGTATATGATGTACCAGTAATTGATCCATCATTGTCGTATCCAAGACCAAAGTTACGATATAACAAAATTTGATCAGCCATTTGTTGTTGCAGAGAATTAGGTAAGTCTGTAACAAACACAGGAATAATTGAATCTACTACTGCACCAGTGGGCACAAAATTATTGAGAGCAACAGGACCCTGGCCGTTGCTGAGATTACCAAGGCCTCCGTTGTAACCATCGCCTACAACTGTCAGCGGGCTGGCCCAGATTTCCAAATGATCTTCAGGGCGTGTAGGCAAGCCAGGTTGCAGTCTGTTGTTTGCATCAAAATAGTAAGGCTGGCCATTGATGGTAGGTGCTGTAAATTTAATTAAACAACGTGATGTAACGTATTTGAACCCTGAAGTAGAATAGCTCAGGCCCACCGGTATGGCCGCACCAGCGGCATTTTTAAAATAACCAGTTGTTTCATTGGCAATGGTTGTGCTTTGATTCCAGGTGCTGAGAGCAGTGGAACCAGTATCAATAGTTACTCTAGGAAAATTTGCGTAGTAGAACTGCTTAAACGTGGCTTCGGCTAGGCTAGGTCCTACTTGGTTAGTAATAACGTCAGCAATTTCGTTGCGGTTAGTCCAGCTGAAGAAATAAGTTGGTAGTACGTTTTCTTCCCAGACAGCGCCGTCGCTGCCAAAACTGTTGGTGCTGGAATACTTGCCAGTGTTGTCAACTAGATCAAGATAACGACTAGTACCAATTGAACTGCGGTTCACAGCCTTGGATTTGATAATTGAGTTATACAGTGTAAACGGGAAGATATTATAGTCTTCGCCGTTGACCATGCGGTTCTGTGTGTAGTATCTAGCCGGTGCACGTTGTTTGATAGCATCAATGCTTTCACGAGCCTGGCTGTTGCTCACGGGCTGTGTAATACCACAGGTAAAGGTCAGCGTCTGCAGGTTACCATTGCGATCAATGTAGCTAATTGGGATAGAAACGTTCTGCATTTCAGCAGGGTTAATAATGTATTGCAGACCGTTGCTGGCTCGAACATAGGCACGGAACAATCCCACAGGTATTTCTGAGAACACGCCATCGCCAAATACCATGGTGAGTTGGTCGTTGGCTCTACTGGTTGTTGAGTATATTGGGCGCAGCGCCGCAGTTTGTTCTGCGGCTGCGGTGTAGATGTTTTCTGTGTAGACCCACTCTCTAGCAATGTTACCAATGTTGTCTAATTCAAACAACCAACGATCAGTGTTGTTGACACCTTCAATGTTGATGTTCACTGTGCGGTTGCTCACACGCTCAGACAAGTTGAAATCTTGATTCAACAATGTACCTTGCTTGAACAGGAAGAACCAGCCGTTGTTGGCGCTTTGATATCCCAAGCGATCATTGCGATACATCACATTGAATGCGGTATTAGGCACAGGACTAGGTTCATAAATGTAGTCACGATTAGCAATAGTCGATGTCACAGCTTCAAACGGCATGTTAACACCATCCACTGTGGCTGTGTATGGCACCACAGGCAAGAACCCTGGTACAAAATTCAAAGCATATTCAGAAGTGTCTACCCCAAGAATATCTGAACGATTACCCGGGCGTCCTACTTTTTGTGTGTCAACCATGGCAGCGTTCATCACTGTGTTCCACTGTTCTAACCAGTCAAAGTTGGTAGGGTCAGCCCAGTTAATGGTGATGTTAGAAAGATTTACACCGTTGTAATCCGAGATGTTTTCTGTGGTAGAGATTGAGAATACTTTGAGAAGTCCTTCGGCTGCGCTGTTGCGTTTGGCAGTATAGCTTACTAAATTAGCCAAACGCACCACAGAATCTCTACGTTCTGCAGTATCTAGATAGTTTTCGCGAGTGTTAAGGTCTGTACGAAATGCCAGCGCCTGTCCCATGAACGCAATGATGTCTAGCAAGGCAATGAATTCAGAACTTTCAATGTAGTCATTGAAAGTCTCTGGATAGTAGAGGCGTAGATAATCTACAAAGCTTTTGCGTAGGGTCTCAAAGTCATAGCTTTGAAAGTCAGCTTCGCGATAGGTTTGATAGATTTGTTTCCAATCCTCAACCCCAAATATCGCTGTTTGTCGTGTGGTCTGTGCCATTTTCTCTCTTGCCTCAGATGTATCTGTTATTTATGGACGTAATAAACTGAATAGTTTATACGTAGGAGGCATTGCGAGTTTGTTGGTTAAAAAATATGCTAAGGATTTCAGCGTTGCTGGTGTTGACGTAGGTCAATTCTATTTCTAGCAACATGCCGTTTTGTTGTGGGTATACATTGACTGAATTCACAACTATGCGTGGATCGCCGCCGGCCACACGTTGCACTTCTTGTATGATACCTTGTTGCACTGTTTCAATTTGATTTTCAAACAAGTATTCCCAAAGTATGGTTCCATAAGCAGGACGCCCAGGCAGTTGTCCCTGTCGTATGCTAAAGGCATTCAGCAGATCACGTTTGGCCAACTCATAGTCAGTCAGCGTGAATTTTTTATACTGTCCCTGGGTATTAAAGCCAATAAAAGTGGTCATAACAATACTTATGCTAAATCTGACACTGGATTAGGCACCTTGGCATTGCCCACGACTCTTTTTTCAGCAGCATCTAAGACCACTGTGTCTACTGTGTTTTCTGCTGGTTCAGCAGTAACTTCGCCAAGCACTTCAGGTTCTACTTTGGTATCGGCAAAATTTACAGCAAATGCACTGTCTCTAGTGACTGAATCAAATGTTGCTTTGAGGGCTGCTGTTGCTTTGCCTTGTAAATTGGTCAATGTGTTGGTGACGCTTTTGGCAGCATTATTGGCTAACCCAGCAATGGCTTGGGGGTTGAATTGGTCCACAGAGACTCCCACAGCTTTGAGTTCATTGAGTCCAGTGGCCATGAGGGATGTTTGAATTTTGTCTTGCAATCCTGCATTACCAAGAATACCATCTAAGTTTTTAACACCATCTTTGCCCGTGAACACTGTGGGACTTGACAACACTGATGTCAACGATGCTACGGTACCAGCTATAGCAGTTGTTCCTGGCTTGATAAACCCGGCTTTTTCCAACTGTGGTAAATCAAACCCAAACTTACCTACTCCCAAAGAATCTGAAACTACTGTGCGAGGTTGTCCCACTAATTTTGCTGCTGATGTCATAGCAGCTTGAACATTGACACTGCTGAGATCAGGCAATGCTGGCGCTGTGCCTTGTTTAACCAAGTCAGCCACGTTGATGCCATTGGTCACAACACCAGCAAGACTGCCAGTAATAGTTTTTACAGCACTGCCAACCAAGCCTTGGGTTGTGAGTGCTGTACCTGATTGTGCTACCAATTGTGCGGCCGATGCTATTCCAGGTAAACCAAGAGCTGCTGTTGCAGTGTTAAGTCCCGGTACAACAGCGTTGGTTGCAAGAGGAAAGCTTTGTCCCAGTAAACTACTGGCCAACTGTGATGCACCGGCCAAGCCGCCAGGGCCAAGACTAGATGTAATAGTATTAAGTGCTGCTCCAATAGGCAATTTACCTGCAATTGCCCCTAGATTCTGACTTAATATAGCTTGAGCTGATGCCAGCCCTGCTGCTGCCTGTGTAGCAGCACTGAGAGCTCCGCCAATATCAAACCCAGCCAAACTACCGCCATCTAGCTGTTGGTTGAACATTGCTCGAGCTTGGTCTTGATTCACACCAGCAGGAGCATTGACAGAATATGTCCGTTTAGTGATAGGATCAGTAAAAGTAAATTTACTCATGATGTCCTTACAATTTCAACGCCTGGTGGTACAGGCACAGCACCCGGTGGCGGAGTAGGAGCACCTTGTGTTAGTTTGATTTCTACATCAACACCTTTGTTGTGATACGGCCACGGTTCGTGTGTTGTGGCTCTACTGACAATACTTTCTAAGCCATTGGGCACAACCGTCCAACCAGTGCTGGCATTGAATTCTGTTGAATCCATTGTGGTTTTTGTAATATCGTTGGGCGGAGTTACTGCACGAGCTGCTGGCCCATTAAGGTCAATGCCGCTGGCTTGAAACACCAAGTCAGACCCACCTTTCCAACTTCCACTGGCACTGTCTAACGACAGCGATCCGTCAGACTTGAGTTGCAGTGCTGCTTTGCTGTAGAGATTAAAACTGGTTTTAGAAATCATGTTTAAATCACCTTCACTCTGCAAATTCATAATACCGCCGGCTTTGGCCTGGAAGTATCTGCCAGCGTACATGTTGATATCTCGATCAGCGTGTAGGTTTATATCCCCTTGAGTGCGTAAATTAATTGAATTGGTAGCATAGACATCCAGTGTGCCTTCTTTGCCTAGTTCAAACCAAGCCAATCCATTGGCATGAGTAATATAGAAAAACTCACCGGAGTCACTCATAGTAACTTGATGACCTGATATGGTTCTAAATCTAATCAGTCGATCTTTGCCGTTTACATCACCGTCGTCCATGACCACGCTGTGCCCGCCGGTGCGACCAATGACTTTGGCATCTTGTGGTTTAATTTCCCCGCTGTCAATTTTTTGTTGCACTTCTCCAGGTTTGAGACCGCCTGCATACACCGGTATACCAGGAGTTGAAACACCAAACACAGCAGAAGGCGATGCTCGTTGACTAGAACTGGTTATTGGGCCGCGATCAGGATCTGTAATCAATCCTTGCTTTAACATAGTAGCTGCGGCCACAGCATGCACAGGTTTAGGCTGGTTAAAAAATTTAGGATTTTCTTCCA